GAGGCGTAGACGTCGTCGCGGAGTGTCGTCAGGGAATTGACAGGGGGGGTATGGGGTTTAGGTCACGGGGTCGGGGGTCTGCGGGGGGTGGGGTGCCGGTCCTCAAGGGGTCCGGCCAGGGGGTGGGGAATGGATCTGGTGCTGTTGGTACTGGTCGTGGCGCTGGTCGGGTTTCTCGTCTACGTGATTACGACGAAGGTCCAAATGCCGCCAGGGTGGGCGACGACGATCCAGGTGTTTACGCTGATCGTCCTGCTCTTGTGGCTGGTGTCGCATTTCGTCGTCCTGCCCAACGTCTTGCCGAGGCGCTGACATGGCCGGCAAACCGACGCCGACGGCGCTCAAGGTGTTACGGGGCAATCCGGGCCGGCGGCCGCTCAATGCACGGGAACCGGAACCGCCGGCGCTGGCCGAGGCGGTGCCCCGTGAGCTAACGGGCCGTGTCGCGCGGCGCGAATGGCGGCGGACGATCGCGCCGGCGATTCGGATCGGGATGATCACGGCGGCCGATCGGGCGCTGGCCATGCACTACTGCGTCTTGTTCGACACCTGGACGATGCAGATTGCCGAGGCGGCCAAGTCGCCGGACGTTCAGATCTACGGGAAAAACAATTTTGCAATGCCGAATGTGTCGCGGACGAACGCGAACAAAACGCTGCTACTGCTGACGAAGGTCGAGAGTCAGCTCGGCTTTACGCCGACGACGCGGCCGAAAGTCCAAGTGACGCCGGCCGTCAAACGGTGGGACGTGCCGGCGACGGGATCGGCGCTCGATCGGTTTCTGAAGAAACCGGGGCCGGCGTAACCGGCGGCGCGCGGCGCTGCTCGGCGATCACGGCTTGCGCGGCGGCGCTCGAGGCGTCTTTCGAGAGCTGCGCGGGGTTAGCGACGAAGACAGTAATCCAGTGTAGCCAGCTAGGGAGCATGGGACGGGGATCGTAGCACGATGACGAAGGCGGCCGCGAAACATCCAGTCAATCGGTACGCGCTCGGCGTCACGTCCGGGCGGATCGTCGCGTCGCGCCTCGTCGGCCAGGCGTGCCGACGCCATTTGGCGGATCTCGAGACGGGCGCGGCGCGCGGCCTCGTCTGGCGGCCGGATCGGGCGCTCGAGGCGATCGAGTTCTTTCGCGAGATTCTGATCTTGCCGGAACGGACGGACGCGGCCGAGGCGATCGACGACACGAAAACGGCGGCCGATCGCGTGCCGTTCGAGCTGCAGCCGTTCCAGGCGTTCATTGTCGGATCGGCGTTCGGGTGGTACACGGCCTCGGGCGCCAGGCGGTTCCGGGAGCTGTATATCGAGACGGCGAAAGGATCCGGCAAGACGCCGCTCGGCGCCGGGATCATGCTGTATCTACTCGTCGGCGACGGCGAGTACGGCGCGCAAGTCTACATTGCGGCGGTGACGAAGGAACAGGCGCGGCTGGCGTTTGTCGACGCCGAGAGTATGGTCGACGGGTCGCCGGCCTTGTCGGCGGTGCTCGAGAAAACGGCGAACAACCTGGCGTTTCTCGCGCGCCGATCGTATCTGCGTGCCATTTCGTCGGAACGCCGCGGCCTCGACGGGAAACGCGTCCACGGCGCGCTCGTCGATGAGCTGCACGAACACGGGACGCCGATCGTCGTCAATAAAATGCGCGCCGGCGTCAAGGGCCGGCGCTCGGCGCTGATTGTCAAGATCACGAATAGCGGCTTCGATCGCGCCTCGGTCTGTTGGTATCACCACGATTACAGCCGCAAAGTCCTCGACGGGACGGTAGCGAATGATTCCTGGTTCGCGTATATCGCGGGCCTCGATCCGTGCGCGGAACACGTCGCGGCCGGCCGGTGGTTTCCGGCCGACGACTGTCCCGCGTGCGACGACTGGCGGACGGAAGGGCCGCATTGGCTGAAGGCGAATCCGAATCTCGGCGTCTCGCTGTCCTGGCAGTACTTACGGGAACGCGTCGAACAGGCCAAGGGCATGCCGTCGGAAGTCTCGGACGTGTTGCGGTTCAATTTCTGTGTCTGGACGCAAGGCGTGTCCCGCGCGATCGACATGGGGAAATGGGCGGCGTGTGGGCCGGTGCCGGAGGACGCGGACCTGGTCGGCGCGGAATGTTTCGGCGGGTTGGACCTGGGCGAAACGGACGATTTTTCGGCGTTCGCGCGGCTGTGGGTCCTCGAGGACGGCCGCGTCGTCGTCAAAGTGCGGTACTGGGTGCCGGACGTGGCGCTGGAACGCTGGCCGAATCGGCCGTATGACGCCTGGCGGCGCGCCGGCCTCCTGACGGTGACGGACGGCGACGTCACGGACTACGCGACGATCCGCGCGACGATTCTCGAGGATTGGAAAACGCTCGGCATGACGTCCGTGTTCTACGACACGAAAACGGCGCGCGAAACGGCGCAGCTCCTCACGGCCGAGGGCGTCGACATGGTCCCGATTACGCAAGGCTTCGCCTTACAGGAATCGATCAAGCGGCTCCTCGAGCTGATTGCCGCGGGGACGCTCTGCCACGGCAACGAAGAAATTCTGTCCTGGATGGCGTCGAATGTCGTCACGCTGACGAATGCGCGGAACGAACGGCGGATCGCGAAGGAACGATCGCCAGAAAAGATCGACGGGATCGCGGCGGTGCTCAACGCGATCGAGGGCGCGATCGTGCGGCGGGAACGGAAACCGGCGCCGACGTATCAAATCGAGTTTCTTGGCGGCGCGCCATGACGCCGAAGGATCCGACGCTCGTCGTCCTCACGGCCGGCCGGCGCGGCGGACGGCCGCCGGCGCCGGAACCGGGATCGCGGATTTCGTCCTGGGTGCCGGCGAAGGATCACGATCGGTTGATCCGCCTGGCGCGCGCGCGCGGCGTAAGTGTGTCGTCCGTGATTCGAGGTTTAGTTACTAGAAAACCGGACTAGCGCGGCCGCGGTCCGATGCTAGTACGCCGTGGGCGTTCTGCTCCGGCGCGCATATTCCACGTTTGAAATCAAGAGTCTCGAGGAGGACGCGCGCGTCATTCGCGGCATTGCGTCGACGCCGGAACCGGATCGCCTCGGCGACGTTCTGGACCCGAAAGGCGCGACGTATGCGCTGCCGCTGCCGCTGCTCTGGCAGCATCGCGCCGATCAACCGATCGGCACGGTGACGGCCGCCAAAGTTTCCAAAACCGGGATCGAGATTACGGCCGAGATCGCGAAAGTCGCGATCGCGCGCATCGATGAGGCCTGGACGTTGATCAAGTCCGGCCTGGTGCGCGGGTTGTCGGTCGGTTTTCGGGCGACCGAAGAACCGGAACTGATCGAGAACGGCGATCAGCTCGGCTTTAAGTTCTCGGCCTGGGAATGGTTGGAACTGTCGGCGGTGACGATTCCGGCCAACGCCAGCGCCGGCATTCTCACGGTGAAAAGTGTGCGGGAATTCGATGCGCCGTACCTGGCCGCGCCTGGCGCGGGTCCGCGTGTCCTGGAAGTCCACAGCCGCGGCGTCGCGCGGCCGTCGGCGATTCGCCTGGTCGAATCGCCAGGCGGACGTATGAAAAAGCCATACAGCGAACAGATCCGGGATTGGGAAAACACGCGGCGCACGAAGGAAGATCGGCGCGGGGAGATTCTCGGGAAAACGGAGGCGGACGGTGTGTTGCCGGACGCGGCCGCCACGGAGGAACTCGAGACGCTCGAGACGGAGATCAAATCGATCAACGCGCATATTACGCGGCTGCAATCGCTCGAGGCGGAACAAGCGGCGGCCGCGAAGGCCGTCGTCGTGGCGTCGCCGGTGGCGGCCGCCGAATCGCGCGACAGTCGCGTCTCGGCCGTCCAGGTGAAAACGAATCTGCCGCTCGGCCAGGAATTCGTCCGCATGGCGATTTGCAAACTGCGCGCGTTTCTCGATCAAGGATCGCGATCGCCGCTCGAGTATGCGAAGGTGCTGTACCCGGACTGTCCGCGCATCGCGCAGTACCTCGCGAAGGCGAACGTGCCGGCGGCCAACACGATCGATCAAACGTGGGCTGGCGCGCTCGTCTCGCCGACGAATCTCGCGACGGAATTTCTCGAGTTCGTCCGGCCGGCGACGGTGCTCGGGAAATTCGGCATGAATGGCGTGCCGTCGTTGCGGCGCGTGCCGTTCAACATCCGGATCACGGGCCAGACGGCCGGCGGCACGGGCTACTGGGTCGGCCAGGGCGCCGCCAAACCATTGACGAAGGCGGCGTTCGACGCGCAAACGCTCCTCTGGACGAAGGTAGCGGCGATTTCGGTCCTCTCGGAAGAACTGGCGCGCTTCTCGACGCCGTCCGCGGAACTGATGATTCGGGAGGATCTGCGGGACGCGATCGTGCATCGCATCGATACCGATTTCATTGATCCGGCCAAGGCCGCGGTGGCCGCCGTCTCGCCGGCGTCGATCACGAATGGCGTCACGGCGCTGGTGTCGGCGGGCGCGTCGGCGGACGCGATTCGCGCCGACATTGCGACGATTGTCGGCGCCTACACGTCGACGAATCAGGACGTCACCGGTCTGGTCCTGATCATGCCGGCCACGCTGGCGATGCAAGTCGGGTTACTCCGGACGCCACTGGGCCAACAGGAATTCCCGGGCGTGACGGCCGCGGGCGGCCAGATCGAAGGCATTCCGATCGTGACGTCGCAACACGCCACGCATGGGACGGCGCCGGTCAAGAACATGGTGATCGCGGTCAATACGCGGATGGTGCTCCTGGCCGACGACGATCAGGTCACGATCGACGCGTCGCGTGAAACCTCGTTGGAAATGTCGGACGCGCCCGTGTCGAACTCGGTCACGAACACGCCGCCGGCCGCGGCGTTGATCTCCATGTTCCAGACGAACTCGATCGCGTTGCGCGCGGAACGCTATGTCAATTGGGCGAAGGCGCGGCCGACGGCCGTCGTCTGGATGGACGGCGTCGTCTGGGGATCGCCGACGGGATCGTAAACGGGTTAGCCAGGACAGGCCTCGGCGGCGTCGTGTTCGGAGAGGGGGCGCGACGTCGCCGAGGCGGACGGCCTCGAGGATCTGCATCGTGAAAACCGTTCCGATGATTGCGGCGGTCGGCTTTACGTATAAGGGGCGGCGGGTTGAGGCCGGCGAGACGTTTGACGCGGCGCCGGTCGAGGCGGCGATCTACGTCTATCGGCGTCAGGCGCGATTCGCGAACGCGCCAGGGTTGCGGCGCGACGTCGTTCCGGAGGCGCCGGCCGAGGCCGAGGCGCCGGCCGAGGCGGTCCCGCCTAAAGGCCGATCGAAACGGCGCGACGTGCGGCCGGAGGATTGATCCGGTGGAACTCTTCGGCCTGACGATCGCGCGGACGAAGGCGCTCCGTCAGGCGACGGCGCGTACCGCGGCGCAGCTCCAGGCGGTTGCCGGCGCCGGCCGCGGCGGCTGGTTTCCGATTGTGCGGGAACCGTGGCCGGGCGCCTGGCAGCAAAACGAAGAACTGCAATTGTCGAACGTCCTCACGTACGCCGTCGTCTATGCGTGCGTCACGTTGATCGCGTCCGATATCGGGAAACTCCGGATCAAACTGGTCGAAGAGGACGCCGACGGGATCACGACGGAGATCGAGAACTCGGCGTACAGTCCGGTCCTGCGGCGGCCGAATAGCTATCAGAACCGGATCAAGTTTCTCGAGAATTGGATCGTCTCGAAACTCCTCAACGGCAATACGTACGTCCTCAAGCAACGCGACACGCGCGGCGTCGTGACGGCGCAGTACATTCTCGATCCGGCGCGCGTCGTGCCGGCCGTCTCGCCGGACGGCGCGGTATTCTATCGGCTCCAGACCGATAACCTCGCGGGCCTCGAGGCGGACGTCACGGTCCCGGCGTCGGAAATCATTCACGATCTGATGGTGCCGTTGTATCACCCCTTGATCGGCGTCTCGCCGATCACGGCGTGCGGCCTGGCGGCCGTGCAAGGCCTCCACGTCCAGGGATCCTCGTCGGCGTTTTTCGGCAACGGCGCGAATCCGTCCGGCGTCCTCACGGCGCCCGGGCACATTCCGCCGGACGTCGTCGCGCGCCTGAAAACGACCTGGCAAACGGAATTCACCGGCGATAACGCCGGCAAGGTCGCCATTCTCGGCGACGGCCTGAAGTTCGAAGCAATGAGTATGAAAGCGATCGACGCGCAGCTCATTGAACAATTGCGCTGGACGGGGGAAAACGTCTGTACGGCGTTTCATGTGCCGGCCTATATGGTCGGCGTTGGGCCGCCGCCGGCGTACAACAACGTGGAGGCGTTGCAACAACAGTACTACACGCAATGCTTGCAATCGTTGATCGAGTCGATCGAGTTACTCCTCGACGAAGGCCTGGCGCTGACGCCGGGTCTGTATACGGAGCTGGATCTCGACACGCTGCTCCGCATGGACACGACGACGAAAACGAAGGCGACGGCGGATCTCCTGGGGTCCGGCGCCGTCTCGCCGAATGAGGCGCGCCGGCGCTGGTTCAATCTGCCGGCCGTCACGGGCGGCGAATCGCCGTACCTCCAGCAACAGAATTACAGCCTCGAGGCGTTGGCGAAACGCGACGCGCAACCGGATCCGTTTAGCAAAACGCCGCCAGCGGTGCCGGCGCCGATGCCGGCCGCGCGGGGCCTCGAGGCGTTCGACGCGCGCGCGATCGCGGAACTCGATCGGCTGCTCCGGCTGGAACTGGAGGCGCGGCCGTGAGTGCGGATCTGGCGGGCCTGGTGCGCGGGATTGCGCCGGCGATTCGGGCGTTCGTGGCGTCCGGCCTCGAGGCGTTGGCCGCGCGCGTGGCCGTGCTCGAGGAGCGCGCGCCGGTGCCAGGGCCGGCGGGCCAGGCCGGGGCGTCCGGCGCGGCCGGCGAACGCGGCCTGGACGGCAAGGACGGCCGCGACGGGCGCGACGGCAAGGACGGCCGGGACGGCGTCGACGGCACGGACGGCGCCGCGGGCGCGCGCGGGCCGGCGGGCGCCGACGGCCTCGAGGGCGCGGATCTGGAGATCAGTCACGACGGCGAGCGGACGTTTACATTCACTTGGAAACGCCGCGACGTGCTCGATGGCGATCGCCTCGAGGTTCGGCGGTTCGTCGTGCCGTGCGTGATCTATCGCGGCGTGTTTGAGGAAGGCCGGACGTATGCGGCCGGCGATTGTGTGACCTGGGGCGGCGCCATGTGGATCGCAAAGGCTGAGGCGACGGCGCGGCCAGGCCTGACGGCGATCGAGTCGCGGGTCTGGCAATTGAGCTGTAAGGCCGGCCGCGACGGGAAACCGGGGAAAGACGGGAAAGACGGCGCCCGCGGCAAGGACGGCACGGACGGGCGCGACTACGGACGGGCGGAATGGGCGCGTTGATTACCTGGGATCAGGCGAAACGCGAACTCGGCCTCAGTGGCGACGATCAGATGGATCTGATCATGGCCAAGGCCGAGACGGCCTCGGCGATGGTACTGAACCGGATCGCGGCGTACGTGACGCGGGAGGCGCCGGTCTGGACCGAGGCGACCGATCCGGCGGCCGATCCGGTGTTCGCGCAAGTCCAGGCGGCGGTCCTGGCGCAAACGTGCGCGTTGTATCGGTTCCGCGGGGACGACGAAGGCCGGGACAGTCGGGACGATTTCAACGCGAAATTTGATCTCGATCCGATGGTCGTTCGGATTGTCGCGCAAATCGAGGATCCGACATGTGCGTAGTGGCGCGGTCGTGGGCCGGCGACACGGTGGCGATTTGCGCCACGGGGCCGAGTCTCGCGGCGGCCGACGTCGCGGCGCTGCGCGGGAAGGTGCGCGTCGTCGCCGTCAATGACGCCGTCCGCCTGGTCCCGTGGGCCGACGTCCTCTATTCGTCCGATGCGCGGTGGTGGAAACACTACCGCGGCGTGCCGGAGTTTCCAGGCGCCAAGTACGCGATCGGATCGGCGCCTGGACGGGCAGAACCGATCGCGCCGTACCTCGAGATCGGCGTGTTACGCCACGCGGGAACGGACGGGTTGGCGCGTGATCCGGACAGTCTGAAATCGGGCGACCATTCCGGGTATGCGGCGATCAATCTGGCCGTCCATTACGGCGTCGCGCGGATTCTGCTGCTCGGCTATGACTTGGGCGCGCCGGCCGTCGGGCCGTCGCATTTCTTCGGCCGCCATCCGGCGGGGTTGCCGGAAACCTCGGAGACGCTGTACGCGCGGTTCCGATCGCACTACCGGACGATCGTCGACGTCCTGACATTGATCGGGGTTGAGGTCTTGAACTGTACGCCGGCCTCGAGGCTGGACGCCTTTCCGAGACGGTCGCTGCTCGAGGCGCTCGAGGTCGGCGTATGCCGGTAATTCGACGCGGACGCGACGCGGGGCCGGACAGTTCGGGCCGGCGCGATCGGTACGTGCTAATTCAGTGGCGGCCGGCCCCGGATGACGTTGAGGCCTCCGGCTTGCCGAAGGACGACTGGAGCGATTACCGATCGGTCTACATGAGTCGCGGCGTGATGGCGTTTGATGAACGATTCGTCGCCGATCAAATCTCGGCCACGGAACAAATGGTTTGGCAGTGCGAATACCTGGCCGATTTGGATCCGGACGTGGTCGACGTGCCGAAGCGGGTCCGGCTGATCTACGGCGGCCGGCCGTTCAACGTCCTCGGCGCCTCCGTCATTGGCCGCGGCCGCGCGATCGAATTCATTACGTCGGCCGGGACCACGCTCGCCGAGGCCGTGTCATGAAAGTGACGACACGATTCGCACTCGAGGGCGGTCGGGAGTTCGCGGCCAACCTGCGGGCGTTGCCGCTGGCCGTCCGGAAAAACACGTTGATTCGGATCCTCTGGCTGGCGGCGGAACCGATGCGCGCGGCCGCCGCCAGCAACGCGCCGCGGGGCGCGGGGCCGGCGCCGTCGCACGGGTCGGCCTCGACGGCGCGGATTCCGGCCAGTGTGCGGCCGTCGCAACGGTCGGCCTGGGCGCGGACGCTGACGGCCGCCGCCGCCAAACAACGGACGGGCCATTTGGCCGATCACATTGCGATCAGTCTGGCGCGCAGTGTCGGATCGGTCGAGGGCGGGCGCGGCCGCTCGGTCAAGGTGACGGACTACCAGGCGGCCGTGGCCGTCGGGCCGGAGAAACCGTATTACTACGGCCTGTTTCTCGAGTACGGGACGATCAAAATGCGGCGCGCGTGGCCGTTTCTCCGGCCGGCGTTCGACGAGACGGCGCCGACATCCTTGCAGATTATTCAGCGCGAAATTTGGGCGGCGCTCCAGGCGTCGATCACGGTGGCGGCGTGACGATACTCGAGGCCGTCCGCGCGCGGATCTTGGCCTTGCCGGCGGTCACGGCCGAAGTCGGCGATCGGGTGACGCTGCTGCTCTCGCAACAGTCGCCGACGTCGCGATCGATTCGGTTGCAGGAGATCAGCCGCGACGATTTCGGGCATTTGCGCGGCGCCGCCGATCTGCGGCCGTCGCGGATTCAGGTCGACGTGTTCGTCAAGAAAGGCGACGGCGACGCCTACGCGGCGGCCTGGGGCATTGCCGAAGCGGTCCGCGGCGGATTTGCCGGTGGCGTGCCGACGGGCCTCGTCGGGTTTCGCGGCGTGATCGGCGACGTGGTCATTCTCGCGATCAACGGCGCGGGACAACGGGAGCTGTTCGATCCGGAGGAGCTGCAAGTCGTGCGCGTTCTCTCCGAGTATTTCGTCTGGTTCAAGGCGGCCGCGTAAGGGGTGGCCCGCCTGGTAAGTGAATACGCCGGCGTCACGGCCTAGGGGACATTGCATGGGGTCAGACCATGTCGGACGTAACAGGAACCTACTACAACGGCGAGGCCGTGACGGGCTATGGCGCGGAGCTGCTCGTCGGCCAGGGCGGGGCCAGTCCGGAAGCGTTCGCAGCGATCGCGGACATTGAAACGATCACGCCGGGCGACATGACGACGAACGTCATTACCAAAACGCATTTGCGATCGCCGGAGGCGCATCAAGAAAAACTCGCGGGGCTGCGCGATTCGGGGCCGTTCTCGATCACGGGGAACTGGCGGCCAAACCACGGATCGCAGTCGAACGCCGGCGGCGACGGGTTTACCTCGGGCGGATTGGTGGCGCTCTGGCGGAAACGCACGGAGGCGAATTTCAAAATCGTGTTGCCGTTCGGATCGCCGGGCCTCGAGTGGCCGTTTCGCGGCGTCGTGACGAAGTTCCAGCCGGGCGAAATTACCGGCGACGCCAAAATTCCCTTTACGGCCGAGATCACGCCGCTCGGCGATTTCTCGGCGGCGTTGCCATAAATGGCGAACGTCCGTCGGGGGGAGGTCGCCGTCGAATCGAACGGGCAGACCTATACGCTCGTGATCGATACGAATGCCATGGCGGAAATCGAGGAACTCCTCAGTACGCCGGAGAAACCGATCGCGTTCGCCGACGTGCTCCAGGGCGTCACGAAAAACAACGTCCGGCACATACGCGCGTTTACGTGGGGCGCGTTGCGGCGGCATCACGGGGAACTGACGGTCAAGGACGCTGGCGCCTTCATCGATGGGGTCGGCGGCGTGATCGCGTTCGCGCCGTACCTGGCGAAGATCGCGGCGGCCGCGTTGCCGGACAAGGACGACGCGGCGACGGCCGGTGACACGGGCGACGACGGGCGCCCTACCGCAGTCCCAGGCGGCCGGCCGCCTGGGACTGGGGCGCGCTCTACCGACAGGCGCGCCAAATCGGCCTGACGCGCGCCGAATTCTGGTCGTCGACGGTTCGGGAACTGTTCCAGGAGTTCGCCGCGGCGACGGCGCGCCGGCGCGACGAGGCGAATCGGGACGTCCGGTTAGCCTGGCATGTCGTCGCTATTTGGGCCATGACGCGATCGAAAAAGCGGGTGCCGGCGCTCGAGTCGTTACTGAGTCGGGACGAATCGGCTCCAGGTCCCAAGGACAAAATGGCGCGTATGCGGGCGGCGCTCGAGGTCCTCAGTCAGCAATACGGGATTCCGCTGCGGCCGATAAGTCCGCCAGCGCCGAAGGCGGCGACGCGTGGCTAATTCGGCCGTCGTCGGCATTCTGCGTGCGCTCCTCGTCGCCGACACGGCCGAGTTTGAAACAAAACTCGGCGACGCGACGAAGGACGTTCAAAAATTCAGCCAAGCGATGGCCGAGTCCGGCGCCACGATTGCCACGGCGCTCGATACGAGTACGGATAAATGGACCAAGTTCCAGCAAAAGTACAACGTCGGCCCGTTACGGGACGCCACGGCGACATTTGCAAAAGACGTCGGCGGGCTGGGCACGACGTTCGCAGAATTCGGGCTGCGCGCCGCGGAGTTCGCGACGGGCACGCTCGCCGCGCAGCTCGGGCTGGACGCGTTTAAGGTCGTGCTTCGCGAAGTCGTTCCATACCTCTTAGAGTTCACCGGACTCGGTCCCGCCATTGAAAACGTCTGGGATCACATGAAAGAGGGCGCAACGCGCGCGCTCGGCGTGCTCGATGACGTCGGCGCCGAGTTTCGCGATCTGACGGACGACATTCTGACGGGGCTAGTCCCGGGCCTCGAACAAGTCGGGGGGGCGACCGGACTGGTCAAGATCGCGTTCGACGCCTGGCTCAATCACGAAGTCATACAGAAACTCCGCGACGTCAAGGAGTACGTCGAAGGGATTCATAAAGAGTGGAACGAGCTGCGCGCGATGGCCGGAAGGCCGGTCATTCCGACGCCGGTCGCGCCCGAAGGCGAAACCGGCCTCATGGGATCGGTAGCTCAGGTTCCAACGCTCACGAACAGAGAACAAGCACGCATCGAACGCGAACTGGCGAAAGAACTCGCGCAACAGGAACGCGATCGCGAAAAGGCGGCGCGCGCGGCCGCGGCGGCCGTCAGAGAGGAGGCGGCGGCGTTCGAACGCCTCAGCCAATCGGCGCGGGCGATTAGCGTCGCCGGCGTCAACGATCAGATCGCGCAAACGAATCAAATCCTGAAGATGACGGCCACGTATGGTGGCCTGGCCGCGGATCAAATCGACAAGTACGTCAAACAGCTCGATGCGTGGGTGGTCGCCGGTTACAAATTACCGCCGTACCTGGAACAGTTCCGGCTGGCGCATGTCGATCTGTTGGCCGCGATGCTTCCGGTCAAGGAAGCGACGAAAGATCTGATCAATCTGACGCCGAATCTGGCGGGCGAACTCCGAATGGCGGGCGATCAGTACGCCGGCGTCTCGGCCAAGATCGACGTATTCAATAACAAAATCAACGACACGATCGACATTTTCAAGATTCTGAAGATCGGCGCGATCGACGTCATTGGTGATTACGAAAAACAATTGGCCGCGGCGCGAAAGAAACAGGAGGAATTCAATCACAACATTTTCGAACTCGCCGGCCTCTTTTACGACGTGTCGAAAACGGCGCAGGAATTCGGGATGGCGGCGACGGCGGCCTTTACCAAGACGATGGAGGCGATCGGCGGCGTGCTCGACAGTCTCGGGTTAGTCGAGCAAGGACTCTCCGACCTGGCGAAGGGCAATGTGTTTAAGGCCGTGATCAATTTCTCGTACGCGGCGCTCAACGGGATCCGGACGCTCTTCAAGGTGTTTAGCGACGGGCATCGGGAGGCGCGGAAATCGGTCGAGGATTTTGCCAAGTCGTTCGGCGGGTTCGATGCGCTCCACGACAAACTGGCGACGCTCGGCGACGAAGGCGAACGGCTATGGGTCCAGCTCACGCAAGGGAGCGCGGCACAGAATCTCGCGGCGATCGATCAGATCAAAAAGCGATTTGACGAAGTCGCGACGGCGCTCGAGGGCGCGCGGTCCAAGATCGGCGGCCTACAGTCGGCGCTCGAAGTGTTCGGCGGCGTGGTGCCGGCGGCCTTGCGGCCGACGGTCGATTCGCTGCTGTCAATGACGGGCTTGCCGGACGATATTCGCGAGGCGCTCCAGGGCGTTTCGCAGGATCCGTCCTGGCAAACGCTCCAATCCAAGGCCGAGACACTCGGGATCAGTCTCGAGGCGCTCGGGCCGAAGTTTCAACAGGCGCGCATTAGTGATATTGCGATCGGCTACACGCACGATTTGCAAATGTTCGCGGATTCGGGCGCCAACATGGACAAAGTCCTTGAGGGCATGTCGGACGAACTCTCGAGTCTGTATCAGGACGCGAAAAAGACGGGCGCGGCGTTGCCGGACACGCTGAAGCCCTACATGCAAAAACTGATCGACGCGGGTCTTCTCGTCGACGAGAACGGCAACAAGATCGCGAATTTGGACGATATCGCCTTTAAGAACATGCCGGATCAGGCCTTGGATAAGGTCGTCAACATTCTGAAAGAGATCGCGGATCTGCTGAAAACGGGATTACCGAAGGCGGCGGCCGAAGGCGCGCAAGGCATCCAGGATCAGTTCAAGGCGCATCCCCTCAAGATGCCGTACACGTTCGAACAGCAAGGGCCGGGGCCGACGGCGCCGGAGATGCCGACGTACTCGGCGGCGGATATGAATCCTGGGTCGGTCCTCGAGGACGCCGCGCGCGGCCAGGCGCCGATTCCCTACGACGCCGGCGCGGCCGAGGCGTTGAACATTACCGTCGTCAGTCAATTGGACGGCCGCGAAGTGGCGCGCAATCAGGTGAAGTACATACCGGGGCAGCTCAATTTGGCGGGGGTCTAGATGGGAACGTGGACGATCACGACGACGACGCCGGAGGACGAGGCGATCGCGTACGCCTATCAGCAATCGCAACGGCCGATGCTCGGGGCGCCGCCGACGTCGGCGCCGCCGGCGGCCGAAACCGAGGCGGAATTCTTTCAACGCATGGTAGCGCAGTTCACGATCGCGCCAATGGTGACGCGGCATACCGAGGCGAAGAATACAGAACTGGTCGAGTCCCTGAATACCATTCCGGAGGCGAATCGGCCGGCGGCGAAAACGGATATCGAGAACGTGATTACCACGCACGGCGGGACGGTGCCGTTACACGACACGCGGTATGGCTGGTCGGCCAGTACGGCGCCGCCGCCGCGCCGGCAATCGGTCGAGGTCGACGCGACAGAGGCGAATTTCCAGACGCTGTCAAAGGTCTTTTTCGATTACCAGGACGGCGACGGGATCAATCAAATGGCGAAACTGTTGGCGCTGAAGATCGGCACGCTGATCCGGATCGAGGATCCGGGGAACGCCGCGAATTTTCTCCAGTTCTCGACGACGGGGACGCCGGTGCAACGTCAGGGCGCCGATGGGCATGTCGAGATCAGCGCGCGGTTCTCGCAACACGGCGGGTCGTTCGCGGCGCTCGATACGCACTTAATGACCTGCACGTTTAGCTAACGCGGGGCCGGTATGGCGCTTTTGTTCATGGACAGTTTTGATCATTACGCGACGGGCGATCTGCTCGAGAAATGGACGTCTCAAGTGATCGGGACGGGCGGATCGATCGCGATCACGGCCGGCGCGGGCCGGCGCGCCTCGGCGAGTTTGCGAATCGCGGCTGGCGCGTTCCAAACGTGCCACGTCATTCTGTCGCCGGCCGGCGTGTCGGGCGCGACCTGTGTCGTCGGCCTCGCGGTGAAACCGTCCGGCTTGCAGACGGGCGGCAATGTGTCGCTGATCGCCGTGCGGGAGGGCGGGAATCCGCAGGTCACCTTTGCCCTGGCGCCGGACGGGACGATCCGCGTCACGCGCGGGGGCCAGGGCGGGACGCTCCTCGGGACGACGTCGGCGCCGTTGTCCGTGGGGATCTTCAACTATCTCGAGCTCAAGGTCCTGATTCACGCCACGGCCGGCACGGTCGACGTGCGGCTCAACGGCCAATCGGTCCTGGCGCTGACGGGTATTAATACGCTCGGGACGTCGACGGCGATCTGGAATTCGTTCGCGATCGGCAATGCCGAATCGTCGGCGCAGACCTTGCCGGCGGTCGATTTCGATGATCTGTATGTCCTCGATGGAACCGGCGCGGCGCCCTGGAATGCGCTGCTCGGGGACTGTCGCGTGGACGTGCGGCTGCCAACCGGGGCCGGCGCGGAGGCGCAATGGACGCCGTCGACGGGCGCGAATTGGAGCTGCGTGGACGAAATTCCGCCGAATGACGATACCGACTACACGGCGGCGACGGCGGCGCCGCTGACCGATACCTTCGTCGTCCAGGACGCGCCCGTCCCGGGCGCGGTGATCTTCGGCGTGCAACACAATATCAACGCGAAAAAAATGGACGCCGGGACGTGCGCGATCGGCGCCGTCGTGCGCCAGGGCGGCGTCGATTATCCGAGTGCCGGCCAGGGCCTCACGACGGCGTACGCCTTTACGCGCGTCGTCCAGGCGACGAATCCCGCCACAGGCGCGCAATGGCTGGAGGCGGATTTCAACCTCGCCGAATTCGGCTACAAGCGGACGGCGTAAATGGACGCGTACAAAAACTTTGCCTATGGCGTCGTCCTGACGCCGCCGGCGCCGGCCTCGAGTGGGACGTCGGCGGTCCTGGCGGCCGGCCACGGCGCCAGATTTCCCGCGGCGCCGTTCAATGCCACGGTCTGGCCGGCCGGCGCGATTCCCGATCCAGTCAACGCGGAGATCGTCCGTGTCACGGCGATCGCGACGGATACGTTAACGCTCACGCGCGCGCAAGAGGGATCGACGGCGCGGGCGATCGTCGCCGGCGATCAACTCGCGGCGACGATGACGGCGGTGACGCTCGATAGTTTGCGGAATGCCGGCGAGCTCAACGCGGGGACGCTCCTCGATGCGCGGCTCTCGGCGAATGTGGCGCGGCGCGACGTCGCCAATACGTTCCTGGGGTCGCATCAATTAGCCCATGCGTCGGGCTATGCCGAATTGGTGTTTGCCTCGAGTAGCGGGCCGGTGGGATCGCGGAATTGGCAAGTCCTCAATGCGGGCGATCGGATTTATTACAAGCCGCTCACGGACGATCAAACGGCGTATACCGGGCAATCGCTGTCGATTGATCGGAGCGGGCGACTGTTCGAACGCGATCGGACGGTCCCGATGGGCGAGCTCATTCCGTTTACGCCAACGTTTGGCGACACTAACGGATCGCTCGCGATCGGCAACGGGACACTCAGCGGCGCCTATACGCTCGTCGGGAAACTCTGTCACGTCTTTATTACGCTGACGTGGGGCAGTACGAGTAATTTCGGCGCGGGTGGCGTCGCGTATCTCTTAGGGTTTCCGGTGCCGTGGTCGGGCGCGTACTACCAACAATTGCCGGGCCATCTGCTCGCGGGGGGACTCATTTACGGCGTGTCCGGCATGCCGCAAAACGTGGCGCAATTTCATATGCGGATCTATGGGACGAGCGGGGCCTATACGAAAACGAGTCCCGTCGCGGCGGCCGCGGGCGATTCGGTGTTTATTGCCGGCGCCTACTCGATTGCATAGGTGTAAAGGGCGCATGTGCTTGGTGGTGGGTATCTCGGAGGTATTTACCCTGGCGGCATAGGGCCGACGGCTGGCACGTCGGCGCGCGTCTCGCAAGCGGCGATCGAAATTCTGTCGGCGCCGGCGGCGACGGCGGCCGCGGCGCAAGTCACACAGACGGCGCCGGAGATCCTCACCGGCGCGCCGCCGCCAGCCGCGCGGATCACGGCCGCAGCGCTCGAGGTTCTGACGGCCGGGCCGGTCCCGGGCCGGATTACGCAGGACGCGATCGAGGTCCTCGGGCCGTCGCCGGCGGGCGCTCGAGCAACGGCGTACGCGGTTGAGGTCCTGACGCAACGGACGACGCCGGCGCGGGTCACGCAACTAGTTATTGAGTGGTTGGGGATCTCGATCATGCCGGTATCGGGGGATTGGAAAGTCCTAATCGACGGCGAGGAACGGACGCCGATCGTCGACGCGTTTTCCATGTCGTCGCAGCTCAACGATCGCGCGCGGGCGACGGTGGTCCTCGCCGATTTCCTGCCGACGCGATTCGACGAACTGGTCAGTTACGACGGGCAGACACCGATCTTCGGCGGCGTGATTCTGCAACGCGCGTTTCAGGGGCGCAATCAGTACGATCCGACGTTTACGCTGACGGTCGAATGTGGCGATTGGTTCACGTACGCGGACTGGTGCTATACGACGGTGAGTTATGACGTGCCGGTCACGCTGATCGACGTCCTGACGGATCTCGTCAACGATCATTTGACGAACTACGGGATCGCCTTGGATCCGGCGCAAGTGATCGGGCCGACGCTGTCGCCGTTTACGTGGACGAATAAACGCGTGTCCGATGCGCTGCGGGAACTCTCGGATCGGACGGGCTATGTCGTCCGCATTGCGCCGGCGAAACTCCTCTCCATGTTCGTTCCGGGGACGATCGCGGCGCCGGTCAGTCTCACGGAGGCGACGCCGAATTGCCACGATTTGACGTGGCGCGACGCGGACCGGATTCCCTATAACCGCGTGACGGTGAGCTGCGGGCCGAATGGCCAGGCGGAAGTGGCCGACGAAAAACACTACGGCGACGGGACGCGCCGGCGCTGGCCGCTCAATGCGCCATTTGTCGCCATCATTGGCGCCTTGCGGACGGGCAACGATACGACGGGCCTGGACGACGGCGGGTACAACGTCGGCGTAATCGAGGACGACGGCGCCGGCGCGTATCCGTGGATGGTGGAACGCGCGACGAATGAAGTCGTGCAACGGGCCGATCAACCGATCCTGGCGGCCGATCAGTATTTTGTGATTTGGTATCAAGGGCAATTTCCGTTCACCGTCTCGAGTGAAACTGGCGCGCGGCCGATCGTCGAATATGTCGAAACGCGGCCAGACGTCATGTCGATTCCGGTCGGCCAGGAGATCGCCGATCAGCTCCTCGCCTCCTCGCAGGCGGCCGGCCGCGATATTCAAGTCACAACAGACGTCGACGGATTCGATCCGGGCCAGGCCTTGGACGTGGAACTCGAGATCACGCGCGCGATTTCCGGATCGTTTCTCGTGACGGCCGTTGGCATGCAAATCGTGTTGGATACGACGCAGGGCGATCGGTTCTGGCAGTACCGGCTGGACGCGATCGAATCGGCGCTCTATCAGGGGAATTACCTGGACGGGTGGCGACAGCTCACGGGCGGCGGATCCGGAACGACCGTGGTCAGTGGCGGCGGGGGCGACGGTGGCGGGACGGCCGGCGGCGGGGCGGCGACGCCGGTCTACCTTGGCGGATCGCGGCAGTTCTCGTTGGAACCGTCGCCGGCGGTCTGGTTGCCGGTGCCGGAGTACGTGCCGTTTGTCGCCGGCGCGGATTTCTCTGGGCGCGTGCGCGCGGACGTGTTCGCGCGGCGCGCCGGCGTCGCGGTCATGACGCGGCTCTTTAATGTGACGGATAACGTCCCGGTGCAAAACGGGCCGGCGATCACGTCGACGACGGCCGTCCCGATCACGTTTGACGTCTCGATCTTCGCCGGGAAAACGTATCGCCTCGAGGCGATGGCGTCGGCCGCCGGGGAGGGCGTCTTCGCGATCGGGAGTCTCGAGGCGGTGTAATGATGCGAACACTTCTTGCGCTCGTGGCGGCCGTCCTCCTGGCGGCGGCGCCGGCGGCGGCGCAAACGACACTTTCGGCGGATCGGTTGTATCTCGGGCCGAGCTCGGCCTGTCTCCTCCGGACCGGCGCCGGCGCGCCGACGGGCGGCGCCGCGTGCGAGGTGTATCTCGAGACGGGCGCCGGCGATCTATGGATCAAAGTCGGGGCGACGTGGATCAACGTCTCGAAGATCGTTGACGTCGCGCGTGGCGGGACGGGCGTCTCGACGCTCGCGGCCAATGGGGTCCTCTACGGCAACGGGACGGCGCCGATCGGCGTCACGGCGGCGCCGGCGGCCAATAGCGTCCTCGTCGGCAATGCCGGGCCGCCGGCGTTCTCGAGCTCGCCGACGGTGAACGCGATCGCGGCGCTCTCGAGCGTCTCAACGCCGCTCGTCTCGGCGTCCGGGGCCTTGACGCTCCGGCCGACGGGCTCAATCGTGCTCGATCCGCAATCGCGGACCGTGGTCCCGGCGAGCAACTATACGGTGTCGTTCGGCGCGCCGGAGGCGAAATTTCTGGCGTTACATTTGGGCGAATTGTGGACCGAGAACCTCGTCGCGCAAGACGTCCTCGCAACGATCGGCGGGCGCGTGATGGTGGCGCCGACGACACTCCTCACGGCGGATCTGGCGCCAGGCGCGACGTCGATTACGGTCAAGCATAACAATCTGCAATCCGGCGATCGGTTGTTCCTGCAAGCGGCGCCGGGCGGTATTCCGCAAGTCGAATTTCTCGCGGTGAGCTCGAGCGCCTCGGGGACGGCCGGCGCGTACGTCTATCAAGTGACGCGCAATCTTGACGGCTCCGGCGCGAATCAGTGGTACAGCGGAGATGCGGTCGTCAATACCGGGTCGGCCGGCAAAGGCTTTATCGATCTGTACGCGCTCTCCGGCATCTTGACCGGCTACGGGCCGACGATCGTCGGCCAGGTGCGGACCGGGCCGGCGTTTAATGCGATTGCGCCGCGGTGGGCGCTCGGCAATCTCAATAATGTCGGGTATGGCTATAACTTCGACGTCTACGGCGCCGCGTTCGGCGATGGGGCCGGGATCAATCTGACGATCGATACCGTCAACGGATTCCGGGTGCGGAACGCGACGACGGAATACATTCGGCTCGATACGGCCGGGAATGCGACGTTTAGCGGGACGGTCTTCGCGGCGGCGGGCACGATCGGCGGGTTTCAAATTGGCGCGGATTCTTTGCGGGATACGGGCGATACGTTCGGCCTGGCGTCAACGGTCACGGGCGGCGATGACGTCCGATTTTGGGCCGGCGCGACGTACGCCAATCGGGCAACGGCGCCGCTCCGATTGCTCGAGTCGGGCGCGATGGTAATCAATAACGGGACATTTACCGGCAACGGCGCCGGCGTAACGAATATCAACGGCGGCAACATTCAAACGGGGACGGTCACGGCGACGCAAATAAGCGCGGGGGCGGTGACGGCGGACAAGATCGCGTCCGGTACCGGAACGAATCAGATCGCCAATAGCGAATGCAAAAACGGTTTAGAAGGATGGTTGCCGACGTATAACACGCCGGCGCCGACGTATGGAATTTCGATCGGGTCGCCGTTTCAATTCGACGATGTTCCTGGGACCTGTTGGGCGCAAGCGCAGGGAACATCGGCCGGACAGATTTACGGATGGGCGAGTCCGATGTATCCGGCGCAAGCGGGCAAACGCTATGAAGCGAGCGCCTATTTGGGCAATCTGTGGACGTCGATTCAAGGCGCCAGTCGCGTTTATCTCAAGTTTGTGGATAGTACCGGCGCGGCCATTTCGACGACGACGGGCAATCCATGCGGCGATCAAATGACGGAGGGCCGGTACCTGTACGGGTGGTGTCGATCGAGTGTATTAACGACGGCGCCGGCGGGGACAGTGCGCGCGCAAGTCCTCATGTATCAAACGCATGATGTCGGGCAAGCCAATTCGTATTTCTTTTTCGTGCGGGCCATGCTGGCGGAAGCCAAGCCAAATCAGACGGAAGTGTCCGAGTGGACGCCGGCCGGCCTCACGGAGATTACCGGCGGGATCATTAAGACGGGTGCGATTCAAGCGAATCATATTGCGGCCGGCGCGATTACGGCCGACAAGATCGCGGCCGGGACGATTACCGGCGACAAGATCGCCGGGTCGACGATTACCGGAACGAACATTGCCGGCGGGACGATCACGGGTGGCCATGTCGCGGCCAACACGATCACGGGCGGGAATATTGCGGCCGATTCGATCACGTCGGCACATATCGCAGCCGGAACGATTACGGCCTCCGACATTGCGACGTCGACGATCACGGGGGATCGCCTGGCGGGGCGGACCGTCACGGCCGGCAATATCGCGACGAACACGATCACGGCGACGGAGATCGCCGGCGGATCGATCACGGCCGATAAACTCTCCGTCTCGAGCCTGTCGGCCATTTCGGCGAATCTCGGCACGGTGACGGCCGGCAACATTTCCGGCAACACGATCACGGGCGGATCGATTTCGGGGACGAACATTACCGGATCGACGATCAACGCCGGCGGCGGGAATGGCGTCACCTTAGACAACGGTGGAATGAAACTCGGCGACGGCGGCGGCGCCGCGGAGGCGCGGATCAAGTTCTCGAATGGCGCCGTCGAATTGTGGGGCAATTCGGCGGGCACGATGATCGATAGCGGGAATCTCGACGTCAACGGCAACGGGCATGTGTTCGGGTTTCTCACGGTCGACGGCACGTTCCGCCTCAACGGCGCGACGACGGGTCAATTTCATCTCGGCGATCATTTGCACTTCAACGGCGGCCAAACAATCTATTGGGACGCGCAGCCGCAGGCCGCCGGCGGCGGGTTTCCGCTCTGGTTTGACACGGGCTGTAATTGCATGGCGCGGAGTACCTCGTCGGCGCGCTACAAGACGAACCTCCGGCCGTGGGCGCCGGCCGATGCGATGGCGCTCCTCGAGCTGCCGCTCTATCGGTACGATTTCAAGGCGGATCCAGGGATCTCGACGGGCGCGCGCGATCGCGTCGGCGTCCTGGCCGAGGATCTAGCCCTTGTCGCGCCCGATGCCGTGATTCGGGATCCGGACGGCCGGCCGGACGGCGTCTTAATGGATTCCTTCAATGCGTACCTGGTGGCGGCGCTCCGCGCGATGCGCGATCGCGTCGCGAAAGTCGAGGCGCTCGAGGCGCGGATCGCGGAACTCGAGAAAACGATCGCGCGCCTCGAGGCGGCGCGCGGCGGGGGGAAACAATGAAATCGATCAAGTTCTTTTTCGTCGGCCTCCTGATTGGCGCCTTGTGGGCGGTGCTGGTCGGCCAGGCACCAGCGGCGCCGGCGTCCGGCACGAAGGCCGAGACGCCGCCGGTCCTCGCCGAAGTCGATCGGTTGAAACTGATCAATGCGCTCCAGGCCGTGGAGATCGCGACGCTGAAATTTCAGGCGGCGGCGACGGAGCTGCAAACGGCGCGCGGCGCGGCCGACACGCTGATCAAGGCGGCAACGGTCCCGGGCTGGCAGCTCAACGACAAATTGGACTACGTCAAGGCGCCGGCCGGCGGGAAGGGCGACAAATGACGCCGAAGAATCCGACGGGGCCGTATCACGTCGCGTTGACGGTGACGGCGCCGACGGGGCAACAGTCGCGCCTCGAGGGGGATCTCACGCTGACGGATCTCGAGATTGAGGCGCCGGTGATTACGGCCGCGCCGGCCTCGCAAGTCGTGCGCGACGGCGAGACAGTCACCCTCACGGTCGAGGCCTCCGGATCGGAACCGTTGGCGTATCAGTGGGCGGTTAACGGCGCGACGATCGCGGGCGAAGCGGGGTCGGTGCTTGTCGACGTGCCGGCCGAGGCCGTCAATACCTATCAAGTCCGCGTGTCCAACGCCGGCGGGGACGCGATCGCGGAGGCGGCCGTCGCGGTGGTGCCGGCCGTCGTCGCGCCGCGTATCGTCGGGCAACCGGCCGGCGTCACGATCACGGCTGGCCAGACGGCGACCTTGGCCGTCCAGGCGATCGGGACGGCGCCGCTGAGTTTTCAATGGTATCGGGGCGCCGAGGCGGCGATTCCCGGCGCGACAGCGCCGACGCTCGAGGGCGCGCCAGCGACGACGGCCGCCTATTGGTGTCGCGTGTCGAACGCCGGCGGGGCCGTCGATTCGGCCGCGGCGACCGTCACCGTTCAACCGAATGGCATTCCGCCGATCAACGGCCTCGGCCTGAAATATCGTCGCAAAATTGGGCTGCCGTCCTTGTGGATGGCCTACGCGTACGGCGACCTGACGGGGCGCGTCGTCGACGGCCAGGTCCGGCTGATCTTTTCCGGCGACGTGACACAAGACAGTCCGATCTATGAAGTCGCGATCGCCGACGATCAGCCGGTCGCCACGGTCATTCAACAGTGGTGGAATCCCTATCACGGCAAACGCGGAACCTGGGTCACGGCGACGGCGGCGCGGGAGACGGCCGCCGCGCTCCGCCAGTGGGCGATCGATCACGCCGATCCGCAATCGGCCGCGCGCGCGCGCTGGTGGGACCGCTTGGCCGGCCGACTGCCGAAGTCTGGGTACACCTGGATCGATTTCGGGACCGTCGCCGTCAACGGCACGCACTATTACCACTCGGGAAACGATCTGCTGTATATCGGCTACGGCGATACCTACAACGTCGCGGGCCGGACCGATTGGCAGCTCCTCGCCTTGCGGCTGCATCCGGACGGGACGACGGAGGCCTTCGGGCCGTGGCGCTTCGAAGTCACGGACGGGGCCGGCGTGCGGCGCCAGGGGCCGTATGCGGCCGGCTGCGTGCGCGAAGATCCGCGGACGGGCCAGGTCATGACGGCGGTTCCGATGGGATCGGGGAACACGGCGTACCCGTGGGGCGCCAATTGCGCGACGGGCGCGCCGTGGCCGACGCCGGAGCTGCTGGCCGCGCCGGAGGCGCCGAATCTCCTCCTGACGGATCGCTGGCTCTACAGCTATTGCATGAATGGCCTGGTCGATCCGGCGTCCGGGGTGGCGGCCGGTCCGATCAAATCGGCGCGGCGCCGACGTGATCCGTACGTGTACGAATACTTTCCCGGCCAGACGGCCAGTACCCAAGTCGATCCGACGAAGTACGGCGGCGTCGGATCGTGGGGCGATAACGACTCGCTCGGTGGGATCTTTCCCCTCGAGGATCGGATCTATTTCTTCGGCGGCGTCGCCGGATCGCCGATTCAAGATCCGCACGATTGCGGCGCCGCGCATATGTGGTATGCGACGGGCCTTAATAACTTTCAGTGTTCCCACGGGTGCGGGTCGCCGGTGCAAATCACGGGGCCGGTCGCGACGGCGCGGTTTCCGTGGGCGGCCGTCTATCCGTGGGCGACGCTCGAGGCGACGAAGAATACCGATCGCGACTATGTCCCGGATCCGACGGTCGAATCGAACCTCGAGGCCGATTTCGGGATCGTCACGGCGCCGATCGATTCGGTCGGGAACGCGAAACAAAACAACGCCGGCTTTTTCAATCCGGCGACGCGGCGGTACTACACGATTGCCCACGGCGCCGATCGCGGGGAGGTGACCTTCGGCGTGATCAACGCCTACCTGCACGAATGGGAGGTCCTCTAGTGCTGACGGTGGTCTGCTGGCGCTGGCGGCCGCCGGCGGGCTATCGATCGAAGTATCCGGCCGTGACAGTGCTCCGGCTGCGCGACATGGTCCGGCGCCATTATCCGCGGCCGCATCGATTCGTCTGCGTCACGGACGATCCGGCCGGCCTCGAGGACGTCGAAACGATGCCGCTCTGGCCGGACGCGCACGGCATCGATCCGCCTGAGGGGCCGCAGTGGCCGTCCTGCTACGTGCGGTTACGCGCCTTCTCGGCCGAGGCGCGGAGCTGGTTCGGCGATCGGTTCGTGAGTCTCGATCTGGACACGGTCATTGTCGGCGACCTGACGCCGATCTTCGAACGGCCGGAACCGTTCGTCATTTGGAACGAAACGGATTGGCCGTTTACGCAGTTCTACAACGCCTCGATCTGGCTCCTCACGACGGGCGCGCGGCGTCAGGTGTGGGAGACGTTCGATCCGGCGACGTCGCCGAAGATCGCGTATGACGCTGGCGGCCGCGGCGGCGATCAGGCCTGGATTTCGTACGTCCTCGGCAAGGGCGAAGCGGTGTATACGCCGGCCGATGGCGTCCTGTCCTACCGGCGGCATATCGAACGGCGCGGGTTTCTGGCGCCGCTACCGGCTGGCGCGCGGGTGATCAATTTTCATGGCCAGGTCGATCCGTGGTCGCCGAAGGCGCAACGCCTCGCGTGGGTCCGGGAACACTGGGGCCTTGCCTAAGACACTGCGCGCGATGTACCGGCCTCCGGCCTGGTCGACGGGACACTGTTCGACGGAGGACGTCGAATTTCTCGAGAGCTGTATCGGCGCGCAAGATCCGAATGTCGTCCTCGAGGTCGGCGTGGCGGCTGGCGCGTCGTCGGCGGCGCTCCTGTGGGCGCTGGATCAATTGCCGGACGGCGGCGCCGCGCGGGTCCTGTATTCGGTCGATCTGGCGTCCGCCTGTTATTTCAATCCGCATCGGGCGATCGGCGCGGCCGTCGCCGAGATGTATCCGGCCTACCGCGCGCGGTGGGAACTCCGGCCAGGGTCGGACGCGCGCCGGATTCGCGCGGAAGTCCCGATCGTCGATTTCGCCTTCGTCGACGCCAATCATTCGCATCCGTGGCCGCTCCTTGACGTGTTGCATGTGGCCTCGATCCTCCGGCCGCGGGCCTGGATCGCGTTGCACGATATCGTCCTGCCGCAATTGGGGTACCCGCATTACGGCGCGCAATGGCTCTTTGAGGCCTGGCCGTTCGGCAAACAACGCGGCGCCGGCGGCGCGAAGAATATCGGCGTGGTGGAGTTGCCGCGGGCGCTGGCCGATCTGGTGCCGACGGCCGTCATGCTGGTACGCGATCGCGCGTGGGAGGCGACGCCGCGCGCCGACGACGTCGATCTGGCGCCGGTGTTCGCCGAGGTGACGGCGGAATTGGCGCCGCGGCTGCGGCCGTAAAGGAAAACGCCGCGCGGTTTGGCCGAAACAGATCGCGCGGCGCTGGTGTCGTCGGTTGGAAGGCGTCTAGTCTATCACGCGAATACCTTCAGGGCGGCGACTAGGCCACCGTAGATGGCCGTCATAGCGATCAGCGTTCCTACGTTCCATTTGATCAGGTCGGCTTTCAGCTCGGCGAGGTCGGCCTTCGTCGCCAAACGGAGTTGCGCGATTTCGGTCCGGACGCCAGCCAGATCCGGCTGGGTCGCTAGGTCGCTGCGGGCTTCGACTGGGAGGACGGCGCGGGCGGCAGCGCGGGCCGGGCCTTCGTCGATGCCGGCTTGCCGCAAGGCGTCGTAGAGTTCAGTCACCATCACAGACATGGGCGGGGAGTCCTCAATTCTGGCTGTTAGTCTAGCACTTCACTGGTAGCAAACTTGCTCCGGCGTTTTGGGGTCCATTTTGGGGTCTAAATGGGTCCGTTTTACCCCGTATTTCTCCGTATCACTGGCGCCCTAATTGAGACACAGATTGACGAATTTGCACCTAATTCTACGGAATAACGCGTGTATAATACGGGTTAGTGAGACGCGCGGTAAGGCTCTCCTAAGACGGACGTCGCCGGTTCGAATCCGGCCGGGCGCACCACAAAACGTCAATGTTTACGGGGGTCAATCGCATGTTTTGGAAAACGGGCCGAATCGGCAAAACGGCTCTGGGGTCCGATTTGGGGTCTGGGGGCTGAGGATGGATAGCCATATTTGGCGGCTTGGGAATTGGGAAATCTTGTTTAGGTGGTCACACTGGCTGTGGGGATGGACCCCGATCGCACAAGTCGGGCGCTATTTCGCGATCGGGCCGCTCCGAATCATTCGGCTTCCCAAAACGTCCAGACGCGAGGGCGGACGACATGCGTCTTAATTTCACGGTGGACGCAATCGCGAAACTCGAGGCGGTCGAGGGGCGCGACGTGTGGGACGCGAAGGTGTATGGGCTGGTCATTCGGACGCGCCAGTCGGGGCGGCATGTCTACCGCTACCGGCTGGCGCCGGGGCAGTGGGTGACGATCGGCAAGGTCGCCAACCTGACGATCGACGCGGCGCGGACGGCGGCGTCGGAACTCGCCGGGAAGGTGGGCCGCGTCGCGTCGATCGAAGTGAGCAACGATCTGGCCGTGTCGCATAAGGACGCGCAAGCGAAGGCGCGTGAGAAGATCCGCGCGATGCGACGGCACGATACGCGGACCTTCGGCGCCTATCTCGAGAACGAGTATCGGCCCTGGGTCGAAACGCATCATCGGGCCGACGCCGACACCATGGATCGCCTCAAGGCGTGTTTCGGCGCGTGGTACGAGACGCCGATCACGGACATTTCCGGATTTCAGATCGAGACGTGGCGCGCCGGTCGCCGAAAAGACGGGATCGAGGCGACGACGATCAACCGGGATTTGGTGACGCTGCGTGGCGCGTTCTCGCGGGCGATCGAGGCGGGGATCCTCCGCGACCATCCGATGCGAACGATCAAACCGCTGAAGGTCGATAAGGCGCCGCGGGTTCGGTATCTGTCGGCCGACGAGGCCGCGCAGCTCCGGAAGGCGCTCGAGCTGCGCGACGAGACGCGGCGGCTCCGGCGCGATAACGCGAACCAGTGGCGGCGCGATCGTGGGTACAGGGTGTGGCCGGCGTACGGGACGTATACGGACTACCTGACGCCGATCGTGCTTGTGGCGCTTTACACGGGCCTGCGACGCGGGGAGCTTTTTTCGCTGCGCTGGTCCGATTGGGATCGCGTCGTCGGCGTGCTCCATGTGCGCGGCGCCGAGACGAAGGATCTCGAGTCGCGCGCCGTCCCCCTGCACGCCGACGCACGTGAGGTCCTGACGACGTGGCGCCAGATCACGGCGCCGGCCGACGCGGATCTGATCTTCCCGGGCGACGACGGCGACGAACTCGGCGCGGTCCGCAAGGCCTGGGGCGGCGTCCTGAAGGCCGCCAAGATCACGCGGTTCCGGTTTCATGATCTCCGGCATACGTTCGCCTCCTGGCTGGTCATGGCCGGCGTCGATCTGAATACCGTCCGGGAGCTGCTCGGCCATTCGACGATCGAAATGACGCTCCGGTACGCGCATTTGGCACCAGGCCATAAGGCCGCGGCGATCGAACGACTGGCCGCGCCGTCCGTCGGCGCTTAGACGCCGACGGGTGCCATGCGGGCCTGACGGCGCTGGCTGATCGCGAGGAGGATCTTAGCTTCCTGCAGCAAGTGTCGAACGTGATCCGGTTCGCTGTTTAGGAGCGCTCTTGCGGTCGCTACGAGTTCGGAAATGATCGGCTCGTAGATCTCGGGCGGCACGGATGGTTTTCGCGTCTTCGATGAGGGTCCGGACGTTGGCCTCGATAAATTCGAGGACGTTTCGCTCCGAGGCCAGGCGTTCGAGAAGGAACGAGAGGCCGAGGACACGATCGATAACGGCCTCCTGCCGTTGGGCAAGATACGACGCGGGGACGACATGAGACGGAGCCTCCTCGTGAGACGTAGCAGGGGTCCAATCCTCGAGGAGTCGGCCGGGGGCGACATCGAAGAAACGCGCGATCTGATCGAGTACGTCTAACGGTACACTACGTTCGCCCCGAAGTAACTGAAAAATCCATGTCCCGGATCGGCCGACGGCCTTCGCCAGGTCCCGCGGCGGGAGCTGTCGCGTTTTGAGGAGGCCGGCAATATTCGTCCGAAGGCGTTCGGCGCTGGGAGACAACGGGTCGATCGGCATAGGAAGCTCTACGACACCGTAGCATACAAGTTTGCTGTGAGTGAACTTTAGCACCAGATATAGTGTGACACGCAATTAGCGTCTCAGTCTGCGCTTATTGCGAATACGGGCCTTGCAATTTGCGTTTGGCGGGCGTATCGTGTCGTCCGTTCCCCCCTGGACGTTTCCTGAATGGGCCTCCGACGGTTGGCGCGTCGCGTGCCGGTCAAAAGCCGAGTCCTCCTCTGGTTGGAGGCGCGCGGCAAAACGCAGTACTGGTTGGCGACGAAGGTCGGGATCGGGCCGACGATGATGTCCCAAATCCTGAACGGATCGCGCGTGCCGTCCTTGCCGGTCGCGAAACGGCTCGAGGATCTGACGGGCATCAAGGCTACGGATTTTATTCCGCAGGAGGGCCGGCCATGACGCGGGCCAAGGTGACGCGGGCCTGCATCGACGTGGCCGTGGATGCGCCGGCGTCGATCCGGCCGGCGGCGCTGCGAGAGGCGGACGCCGCGAAGTATCTCGACGTCTCGATCGCGTTTCTGCGAGACGCGCGGATCGGGCGCAGCTCGGGGCCGCCGTTCGTGCGGATCTCTCGCAAGGTCGTCCGGTATCTGCGCGCGGATTTGGATCGGTGGTTGGAGTCGAAACGGGTCCTGACGAAAGCGGGGAACCGATGATCGTCGCCGGCCTGGTAGTGCTGTCGGGCCTGATGGCGGCGGCGGCGGCCGTAGCGATCGTCCTGGGGCTCGGCGTCATGCGGCGCGCGGCCGTCCGAATCGCCGATGCCGAGGCGCGCGCCGATCGGGCGCTCGAGCTGCTCGACGCGGAACGGACGGCGCGCCTCGAGGCGGCCAATCGCCACAAGGCGGAACTCGGCGCGTTCCGGGTCGAGGTCGGCCAAACGATCGCGCTGTATCGCGGAATCCTCGCGAAGGTCACGACGTTGATCGGGACGCGCCTCGAGGATCTCGAAGTCCCGAAAGGCCGGGTGAACTGATGGCGGGCGATTGGGCGGATCTCCGGACGGTCGGCGCGGATCTCGATTTGCCGGAACCGGCCGGCGCCTTGCCGGTCCCGGCCGAGGCCTCGCGGCCGGCGCCGCGGACGACGGTCGTTCCGGACGAACGGAAGGCGTCGACAACGCCGGCGCCGTCCGTGTCGATCCTGGAAATGTCGCCGGACTGCGCGGAGCTGTTTGCGGCGCTGGCCGCGGCGCAAGGCGAATTTGGCGACGTCGATCGGACGCTCGAGGCGCGAATCCAGAGTCAACGGACCGGCGGCGCCTACACGTACGCGTACGAATCCCTCGCCGACGTCCTCGCGGCCGTCCGGCCGGCGCTGTCGAAACATGGTCTAGCAGTTCTACAGCTCCCATTTACCAGGGCGGCGTCTGTTGTGGTGCGGACGATGCTCGTCTATGGCAAGGCCGGCGGCCGCGGGCAATGGCTGTACAACGAATTGATCGCGTCGGTGCCGGACACGGCGCCGCAATCGATCGGATCGGGAATCACGTTTCTCCGGCGTTATGCGCTGAAATCGATCCTCGGTCTGTCGGCCGGATTCGAGGACGACGACGGCCAGGCGGCCAGTCCGCGCGCGCCGATTCACGCCGCGGCGCGCAAATCGGAGGCCTCGCGGCCGACGCCGGCGCCGACGCCTCCGCCAAAACCGCGGCCAGATCCGCCCATGCCGGCGCCGATTCCGACGCCGCCGGTCCCGTCGACGCCTCCGCCGGCGGCCGCGCCGACACCTAACACGGTCGGCACGATCGCCGAAGTGCGCGACGTCGACGGCGGCGCGTTGATCAAACTGTCGACGGGCCTGGTCGCCGGCACGCGCAACGCGGAAATCATTGCGGCCGCTAAGGAATTTCTCGAGGCGAAGGACGTCGTCGTGGAACTGACGACGCGGCCGGCGTCCGATCCGTCGCGCGCGCCGTCGGTCCTCGAGCTGCGGCCGGCGATCGAGGACGAACCATGACCGGCGCCGATCTGCTGTTCGTCGAATCGACGCATGAGTACCGCCGGCCGGACGGCCTCCTGGTCCCGTCCGTCACGCAGATCCTCGAGGCCGTCGGCGTCTCGACCGATTGGGAGCTGTTGCGCCGTCAGGGGCCGGCCATGGCCGCGGCGATCGATCGCAAACAGGAAATCGGCCGCGCGCTGCACTTGGACGCACACGCTTACGACGATGGGGATCTCGATCTGGCGACGGTGCATCCGGCGGTACTGCCGTATGTCGAGGCCTGGGCGGTCTGTCGCGCGAATCTGCGCCTCGAACCGTTACAACGCGAACGCCGGCTGTACTCGGAAGCGCTCGGATTCTGCGGGACGGTCGACGCGATTTGTGTCCGGAACGGCGATCACGATCGCCTGATTCTGATCGACTTGAAAACGGGCGACGTCGACGATGCCGCCGCGCAGTATCAGACGGCCGCGTACGCGATTTTGTGGAACTCGGAACATCCGGATCGGCTGATTCGGGAACGGTGGGCCGTGGAACTCACGCCGGATCGCGCCGTCCCGTATCGCATTCACAATTTCACGGCGACGCCGGACCATTGGAAGGACGCGCAGTACTTCCAGGCCTTCGTCGTCACCTACTACCGCCAGGCCGTCCGGAGGATCGGACGATGACCGTCAACGATCCGATCCGTGATCTGCTGCTCGACGACGATTTGCCGGTCCCGGCCGCGCGCGTCGACGTCCTGCCGGCTGACTTTCCGTTGCCGCGGCTGATCAAGTTCGTGCCGGACGCGGCCAAAAAGGCGCGCCTCGATCGCGTCACGGCCTGGGCGCTCGAGATCGCCGTCACGGGGACGAACGGCCTCGAGGCGGCCGACGCGGCGCTGTCAACGTTGCGCGCAGAACTCGAGGCCGTCCGCGCCGATTTCGACGAACCGAAAAAACTGGCGCATCGCTTACACGCGCACATTACGACGCTGCTCGGCGAGTACACGGCGGCCGCCGACGCGGCGATCAAGACGATCGGACAACGGATCTTTACGGAGACGCGGCGCCTCGAGGCCGTGGCGGCCGAGGAACGCCGGCAACGCCAGGCCGCGGCCGACGCGGCGGAACGCGCGCGGCTGGCGCGTGAGGCCGAGGCGGCCAAGGCGGCCAGGGCGCCGGCCGAGGCCGTCCGGGAGCTGCAACGCCAAGCCGAAACGGCGACGGCCGCGCCAGTCGAGACGGCGCCGGCGCCGGCGCTGAAAGGATCGACGCCGATCGCGCGGTGGTTGGCGCGGCCGAAAGGGACGCCGGCGACGGCCGATCCGAATCCCAAGATCGCCGACATGACGCCGTTGCAAATCGCGCGCGTGGTGGAACTGGTCGGCGCGATTGTCGCCGGCCAGGCGTCGATCACGTTGATCGAAATCAATTGGACGGCGGTCAACGCGCGCGCGCGGTCGGACAAATCGGCCTTCCAGGTGCCGGGCCTCGAGGCCTTCGAATCCGGCGCGACACGCGCGAAAGGACGGCGGGCATGAGACGGACGCGGCTGTATCGCGTGGTGGTGGTGCGCGCCGGCGTGTTTACCCGGTGGCGGTACGACAACGTCCGCGGGCGGATTCACGACAAGACGGCGCCGGCGACGTCCGTCGGCGTTCTGAAGTAGCACGGGAGGCGACATGCGGAAATTTCACCTGGTGTTAGCGGACGGAACAGAACGCGATATTTCGGCCGGCATGATCGCGACGGTCGCCGGCGTCCTCGAGTTTCGCAACAACGACACGAAAGTATCCGGATCTCAGGAACTCGGGTACACGCTCGTTGCGGCGTACGCGGCCGGTGCCTGGTCGTACGTGGAAGTCGAACGGCTGGACGACAAGGGTTGATCCGTGGCGTTCTGGCCGATCGCCGTATCGGGACGTCTCGAGGCCGGCCGGTTGCGGATCAATCGGCCGCGCCTGGCGGCGCTCTTGGCGGGCCGCAAGGACGGGCCGGTCGATGTCGTGATCGATCGGCAAGTGGCGTCACGTTCGCTCTTACAAAATGCGTGGTACTGGGGCGCGATTCTCGGCCTGATTGAGGAATCGACGGGACAACCGGCGCGGGATCTCCACGAATATTTCAAACTGAAATTCAACGTCCGGCCGCTGATTCTCACGGACCGCGCCGGCGTGATCGTCGCCGAGGAACGAATCGGCGGGTCGACGGCGGAACTCAACCGAATCACGTTCGGCGAGTACTGCGAAAACATTCGGGCGTTCGCGGCCGATCGCCTGGACGTCGTCATTCCCGATCCGGATCCAAATTGGCGACAACCGTCGGACATTGTCGGGTAAGGAGGCGTTATGCGGTACCTGTGGCGTTCGCTCCTCGTCGTCGTCCTGGCCGTCTCGAGCTGCACGAAGATTTACAACATTCGCGATAAAGAGACGTCGCCGACGGCGCCGAGCACTACGCCGGCGCCGGTCGTCGCCGACAAGATCGAATTCCGCGCGTTCGGCAATACCGGTGGCGCGCCGGTCACGATCAAATTTACGAACGGCGTCGACGGCCTCACGGTGCAAGTCGCCAATTCGTTGCCGTACGTCGCGGACATTTCGTCGACGGAGGCGTCAATTTTTCTTTCCCTCGAGGGGACGGCGATCGTCCCGCTGTTGTATCAGCCGTCCGGGATTCTGCAAGTGCAAATCTTCACGAACGGCCGATTGTTCCGGGAAGGATCGGCGGCCGGATTCGCAACGTTAACGGCGACGGCATTCGGAACCTGGCGAAGGTAACGCCGTGGGAATTTGGCGCGCGATCGTCGGCTGCAATCATCGGCATACGTACCGGGAACGCCGGCTCTTGTACGGCCTCGAGGTCTTACACCTGGTCTGTGCGAAGTGCGGCCATGCGGCGCCGATGATTCCGCGGTCGACGGCAGAACACAGGGCGGCGCTCGAGGCGGCCAGGCGGAAGGCGTGAAACGAAATGCAAGGGCAAAGCGGCTACACACGATTCAAGCAGGAACGATTCGCGCCAGTCCTCGCGCAAAGTCTACGGATCTCGAAGGCGCCGAGTGTTGTCCGGTATCCGTACTATCACGTTGATCTCAATGCCGGCGGCGGATTCAACGCGGACGCCGGCGTCGAAGGTAGTCCGCTGAATTTTCTTCGGGCCGTCGAACGGACGGGCCGGTCGAACGTTTACGTATTTTTCGTTGATCGGGATCCGATTGCGATTGAGGAATTGATTCGACAACCGGCAGTCTTGGCCTACTCGCGCGATCGGTTGTCGATTCACGAAGGCGATAACGCGGAGCTGCTGCCGATCGTTCGGGAGTTCGTTCGCGCGCGGGAACGCCGGCCGGAATATGCGGTCGGATCGATTCTGATCGATCCAAACGGGTACCACAACGGGATTCCTTGGGAGGCCTTGCGTCTGTTTTGCGCGGAGTTTCCGCGATTCGATTTGTTTCTTAATTTGAACGTTCGATCATTCAAATTAGAACGGCCACACATTCAACGCGGGTGCGGCGCTTGGGGCGCGAAACGATTGCATCCGATTTCGGAATTCTCGCGTTGGTTTTCGCGGCCGTCGTGGATGTGGACGCGGCCAATTCAGATCAAAGGGAACAGTTGGATTCAATGCGTCGGCCGCTCCATGCAAACGCACGCGTACGGCTATACGTCGCTAGGTTTCTATGACAGTGCTTCAATCATCGGCCGCGGAATCTGCGACGAACTCGAGAACGTTTCGTGCGGGATTCCTCAGCTATCACTTTTACCGGACCTATGCTGAGTATTTGCAGCATCCGATTTTTCGTGCGGCGCGGGCGGCGGCCATGATGGCGGCGAACTACCGTTGTCGAGACTGCGGCGCGAAGGCGACACAAGTCCATCATCTGAAATATCCGCGGTGGGGGACGTTTGATCTACCGTCGAATCTCCTTCCGATCTGCTATCCGTGCCATTGCCGGCGCGAAGGGAAACCGGCATGAGCGTTGCGCTAACACTGCCGGATCCGCAAACGGCGACGATCGCGGCCGTGCCGAAGATTATCGCAACGGCGCGCGCGATTCGGGAGCGGTGTCAGGCGCGCCGGGATGGTCGGGCCGTACGGGAACTGAAACGTCGGCTCGATATGTTCTACGCGTACTTGAACGACAAAAAGGCGCGGGCGGCGCTGGCCGGTGAACAACGGTTGACGGAGGTCGTGATCGGTGATCTGCTCGGCCGCGCGAAGGCGCCGAAGGAAACCGGCCGGCCGAAAAAAGGGAACTCCTCGTCTGCCGATGAGTTTTCAGATCTGAATGACGAATTGAAATTCCAGTGCCGGCAAATGGCCGCGCATGCGGCGATCGTGCGGCGCCTCGTCGCTGCTGGCACGGTCGAACGCCGCGCGATTTTGCGGCAATTGCCGGCGGTGCTCGAGGTCGAGGCGGTTCCGGCGAAACCGGCGGCGCCGGCGACGTTCAATCAAGTAAACGACAACATTGGTTGGGCGCGCTGGTCGTGGAATCCGGTTACGGGATGTTTGCATAACTGCGAGTACTGCTATGCGCGTGACCTCGCGGAACGGTTTTACCCGGAAAAGTTTGTGCCGACGTTTCATCCGGAACGGTTGCCGGCGCCGCGACATACGAAGGTTCCGGCGCAAGCGAAGGACGATCCGGCCTGGCGTCGGGTGTTTACGTGTTCGATGGCCGATCTATTTGGGAAGTGGGTCCCGCAAGAGTGGATCGCGGCCGTGTTCGAACAGATTCGCGACAATCCGCAATGGGAATTCCTGTGTTTGACAAAGTTTCCGGATCGTCTGGCGGATCTCGAATGGCCGGCAAATGTTTGGGCCGGAACCACGGTCGATCGTCAACATCGGGTCCAGGTCGCCGAAAAGAGTTTCGCGCGGGTCAAGGCCGGGATTCGGTGGTTGAGCTGCGAACCGCTACTCGAACCGTTGCGATTTTCTTCCTTGGAAATGTTCGATTGGGTCGTGATTGGTGCCTCGACGGGATCGCAACAGGCGGAACCGTTCGCGCCTCCATTTGAGTGGGTCGTCGATCTGTATCAACAGGCGCGCGCGGCCGGTTGCCGCGTTTATCTGAAACACAACCTATTTCGTTCTGAGGACGGGCATGCGCCAGGAATGCAACCGATCCGGGAATGGCCTCGGTAACGTGTTTTTTCGGATCGGCTTGGGGCGGCGATGGGTGCGGACCGTGCCGGCGTTGTCGCGCGCAGCTCGAAAAGGATCTCGCGGAATTTTGGCGCGGCGTGTTTTTCGGAGACTGGGATCGAGACGGGTTTACGGCGAAGGAACGAAACCTCATGGCGGGCGCTGACCGCCGGCGCCGTGAGGGAACGAAGACCGCTACCGGAGACAAGTGGACAAAGCGGCCAGGCCAGGGCGAACGATTCGACGGCCGTCCTCGGACGCGATCGGCGTCGACGACACGGATCGCATGGGCGCGCGCCGATCGCGCGCGCCTTGCACGAACGGGCGACGGCTACGGCTGACGCGCGCGCGCGCGGAGTCCTTCCTTTTCTCATTTGCGAATGGGAGTGGGGAGGGCTCTGCTCGTGGGCTCCGGCAAACGGCTCACGTCTGGATCGGATCGTACGTTGGGGATCGGTACATGAAAGGCAAAACTGCGCGCGCGAAAAATTCGGTTTCCGCGGCGCCGACGGTGGAACTCCTCACGTACTTCGACGATTTGCACGTCTTGCGATTCGGCGAAAAGGCGGTGATTCGACGCGGGAAGGACGCGCAGCTCGTCGCGGAACTGTGTCGCAGTCACGGCGCGGCGCGGGTCAAGGAATTGATTGCGGATTTTTTTGCGAGTCGGGATCCGTGGATTCGGGACCACGGGTATTCGGTCGGCGTGTTCGTGAGTCAGGCGGCGAAATTGATCGCGCGGCGGCCGAAGAATGGCCGGACGGTGCCGGCGTCGTGGTTGGACGAATGCGAGGCGGAACACGGCGGCGCGTGTGCGAGTTCGACGGCGCATATGTGGCGGAAGGTGCGCGACACGGGCGAGTAAGGAGGCCGGGATGCGGGCGGTGCGATACGTGCCAAATAGCGAATGGCCGTACGGGCATGGCACGGCGACGTGTCCGACGTGCAAGGGGACGGGGGCCGACGCGGCGAAACTGACGAACATTCTGGTGACGTCGCGCGCGCCGGTGACGGATCTCGACGGCGTCAAGTGTCCGGCGTGCGAGGGGCGCGGGCGCGTCATTGCCGAGGCCGAGGCGGCGCGGTCGTGACGGCGGCGACGTTGTTTTCCGGAATTGGCGCGCCAGAAACGGCGATGCCGGAATGGGCTTGGTTATGGTCGGCCGAGATCGAGGCGTTTCCGTCGGCGGTCTTGGCCGCGCGCCACGGGGCCTTGATCAATTTGGGCGACGTGAGGGCGGAGGGTTTCTGTGATCGAGCTGTCGCAATCGGGCGGCCAGATGTCGTTATTTTCGGATCGCCCTGTCAATCGTTCTCGGTCGCCGGCCAACGTCTCGGCCTGGATGACGCGCGCGGTAACTTGGCGCTCGAGGCCTTACGAATTCTTAGAATTCTTAGACCGGCCTGGTTCGTCTTTGAAAACGTGCCAGGCCTCCTCTCCTCGGCCGACGGACGAGACTTCGGCCTTTTTCTGCGAACAGTGGATGAACTCGGGTGTGCTCTCGCGTGGTCAGTGTTGGACGCGCAGTACTTCGGAGTGGCGCAGCGGCGGCGCCGCGTGTTCGCTGTCGGCCATTTTGGAGGGGACTGGCGCGGTCCCGCCGCGGTACTTTTTGAGTCCGAAAGCGTGTGCGGGGATCCTCCGGCGCGCGGCCAAACGGGGCAAGACGTTACCGGAACCGTTGGCGCGCGCGCTGGCAGCCGCGGCGGAACCGATTTCGAGGCCGGGACATTAGGCGGGGCCTCGCAGTCGGGCGGATTCCGGACGCCGGATCTCGACAATTCCGGCGCGTTCGTCGTGTCGCATGCGTTGCGCGCGGAACTGGCGCCGACGTTGCGCGCCGGCGCGGAAGTCGAGGGCCATGCGAACGGCGGCGTCATGCCGGCGATCGCGTACGTCGCCGACGATTACCGGCGCGGGACGTATGAGGCGGCGGCGGCGGCGGCGCCGCTGACGACGTCGGCGGATCGGTCGCGGTCGGCGCCGGTCGTGGCGGAACCGTACGCGATCAAGGTTCGAGGGCGCGACGGTGGACGGGATCTCGAGGCGAGACAGGACGGGACGGCAAACGCCTTGCGGACGCCGAGCGGCGGACGGGACGGATTCGGGAACGGCGCGATTGGCGGCGAGGCCTCGGGCGTCCGGCGCCTGACGCCTCGAGAATGCGAACGGCTGCAAGGCTTCCCGGACGATTACACGCGGGTGCTGTACCGCGGGAAGTGGGCGAAGGACGGGCCGCGTTACAAGGCGATCGGCAATTCGATGGCGGTCCCGGTGATTCGCTGGATTTTGCGGCGGCTGGCCGAGGTGGATCGGCTCATGGCGGCGCGGTCGTGATCTGGCAAGTCGCGCGTGGCGTGCGATTTTGCGGGAACTGTCGCGCGCGCCTCGAGGTCGGCGCGCCGCTGGCGCTGGTGACGTCGGCGCGCCTGGTGCGGTGTACGGCGTGTGCGTGGGCCATGCGGCGCATGGTCGTGGCGCTCGAGGCCGAGGAACGGGAAATTGATCTCAACGCGCCGGCGCGCGTGGTCGAATTCCGGCGGCCGGCGCGCCTCGAGGGGTTGGACTAGTGGACGACGTCCGTTTCATGCTGACGCGGCGCGAACGGGCGCTCCTCGACACGATGCGCGCGATCGCCGGCGTGCGGACGGACGCGGAAGTGGTGCGCGTGGCGCTGTATCGATTGGCGGAACACTTTCAGATCGACGGCCTGGCGATTGACGATTTCGCGGTCGAGGAACGGCCGCGGCGGCCGGTGACGCGCCGGTGAGGACGATCGAATTTACGGTCCTCGGCGAACTCGCCGGCAAAGGATCCATGCGCGCGTACACGTATCGGCGGAAGGACGGCGGCCTGGGCGCGCGCGCGACGGCGGACAATCCGAAAACGCGCGCGGACGAATTCAAAGTCTCGCGCGCGGCCGCCGAGGCGCTCGAGGCCGACGGCCGCGGGTTGTTCGACGGACCGATCGCGGTGCGGATCGACGTCCGGCTGGCGCGGCCGAAGTCCGTCCCGGCCAAACGCCGTCCGCTGCCGACGGTCAAACCGGACGCCGACAAGATCGCGCGCCTGGTGCTTGATGCGCTCACGAAGATCGTCTTCGTCGACGATGCGGCGGTGTGCTGTCTGCAGGTGCGGAAACGCTACGCGGCCGTGCCGTACGTCCTGGTGCGCGTCGCCGAGGAATTACCCGATTAGGAGGTTCTATGCGGTGCTGGATTCGGGTCGACGTCGGAAAACGGAAGGACGCGAAGGCGATCGAATTGGCGCTGTCGCGTCCGGACGTCCGCGCGTTTGCGCTGATTGTCGGGACGTTGGAACCATTCGACGATCGGGCGCGCGCGCGGATTCTGCAGTTCGTGTCGGATTCCGTGGATTCGCAGTCGCCGCGGCCGGCGCCGCGCGTCCTCATTCCCTCGGCGTGAGGCGATGCGGAAGGCGCCGAATCTGCGGATCGATACGTTTCGGCAACCGGATCCGAATACCGGCGTCACGTACCGCGACAACAACGGGTGTTTCTTCATTCCGTGTCGCGGCGTCGTCCTGACGGTGATCGCCTCGGACGGCCTCGGTTGGGATCATGTCTCGGTATCGCTCAAACACCGGACGCCGACGTGGGACGAAATGGAGTACGTCCGCGGCCTGTTTTTTCGGGAGGACGAAACCGTGATGCAGCTCCACGTCCCGCGCGCCGATCACGTCAACGTCCACAAGTTCTGTCTGCATTTGTGGCGGCCGAATGACGGTCGAGAGATTCCGCGGCCGGACGCGATTCTGGTTGGGTGACGCGCGCGGCCGTCGCGCCGGCGCCAGGCCGCCCGCGCCGAGCTGCTCGAGGGGGCGCCGGAATCCGGAACCGTTCGCGCGCGCGCCGGCACGGGCCAACGTCGCAAGGGGGGGGCCATTGTCCAGGCGCCGGCGGCGCGCGCCTCGAGGCCTCGCGCGCGGGGAACCTCGAGACGGACCGGCCTCGCGCGCGCGGACTAGTGGACAACGGGCGTACGCTTTCAGGGAAGGCCGAGTATGCCGGAAGCAATGCGGCGATTCTGTTTGGCGGCCGGGTGTTCGGCCAGGGTGGTCCGTGGGTACTGTCCAGCTCATACCCTCAATCGTGCGTCCTGGACAGCGGTACGGCCTCCTGGCCGGGTCCTGTATGGCCGCGCGTGGTCGGCGGCCAGGCGGACGTTTCTCGGCCAGTATCCGTACTGCCGACGGTGCGGACGACTGGCGACGGAAGTCGATCATGTTCGGCCTCATGGTGGGAACTACGATCTGTTTTGGGACGCGCGCAATTGGCAGCCGTTGTGTTTGCCGTGTCATTCGAGGAAAACGGCCGAGGAAATTCGAGGCGCGCGATACTGACTTGAGTGCGTCGGCATACTCCCCCGGGGGGGGTGGGTGGATCGGATGACCGAAGGCGGCCGGGAAA